CGTAGGTGCAAAAAGCTGAAATGCTACGCGCAAACGTGCGCAGCTACGGGGGGACGGGGGTGCGTGTATGCGTTCCGGTGCGCGTGCGCTGTCGTGCTGCTATGTAATAAATCCCACCCCTCTGTATTACTCACCAAATTTCTAGAAGAGGTATATCACACTGTCCCTCAAAGAGTTACACGCAGATACTTAAAGTAAAGCTTTAGCACTTGACATTGTCAGAAAAATGTTGTAACTTTGTCAAAGTGAAACTGCTCACGCAAGAGGGGGCTTACGGCCCGAGCCCCTCTGAGAGCGTAGAGAGCTTTTAGATGTTGAATAGGGGCCAAGTATGCTCTCATGAAAGCTGTCAAAGATAAGCGTATATCAGACAAGATCAGGTTGCTCAGAAAAGAAGGGAAGCCGCATGATCAAGCTGTCGCCATAGCCCTGAGTATGTACGGGAAGCGGCGTAAGAAAAAGTGATATATTTGCCACATGGCAGACCTTACTGTTACAACAACGGATACTGTTACTCTCACGGGGAGGAAGTATGGGAATGAACACACCACTACAATCAGTGGGGTGAATAATGTGGTTCACTCAGTCAGTGTCATCCCTAATGCAACTGCATTTAATCTGTTCGGATTCGGAAGTGCCAACCAAGGGTTCGCCTCATTCGTGGCGGCTGATATGAAGTACATGCGTCTCACCAATACAGACGCAAACAATCCTGTATATATAACCTTCAGTTGGACTGATGGGACTGCTTTACCTCCTCACGGAGCGTCTAACGTAGAGATCCCAGCAGGAACTTCTTTTGTGTTGTTCTCAGCTGAGCACACGACATCAGGGTCAGCTACGTTCTCATTGGATAATCTGTACAGACTTAGTGGTAGATCGACAGGGGGTGATGTAGTTATGGACATTTTTATTGCTACTGCGTAATGTCAACACTAACAACAACGATTAAAGAGAGCGTCACCCTCAATGGGAAGACCTTTGGTAATGAGATCACAAAGAATCACACTCTGATCCAGACTGCAAAGCAAACTGTAGTGGAGGTAGGGACAGGTTCTTTTATGGAGCTCTTTGACTTCGCTGCTTCACGAACAGGTATCGGTACTGCACAAGACGCAAAGTCTCAATACATCCGAATCACAAATCTTGATGCTAATAATTCCGTTGTGATCAACGTGTACTTAGATCGGACTACAGATGAGTACATCGCATTCAAGATCCCAGCGGGTGGTTCCTTCCTTTTATGTGAAGACAAGATGGAAGGCCTCGGTGGTACACCCACGACTACGCTCTTCCAAATAGACGCAATCAACGCACAGGCAGATACTGCCACTGTGCAAGTAGAAGTATTTATAGCTGAGATCAACTAATGAAACGAAGCAAAAAGAAACTAGCCACCCAAGCGGCCATTGCCATTGCGATGAAGAAAGCTGGGAAAAGACCTAAGAAGTACAACGATGGTGGTCGCCCATCTGCCGTATCCGCTATTACAGCGGGTATGCAATCTGCTGATGCAGCCATCCAAAGAGAAGAGGGGGAGACTGAAAACCTCATGAAAGGTCGAAGCTTCATTCCGAAAATGAGTGCAGATGCTAAAGCAGCTCTGATTACAGCTGGGAAGAAAGCTCGTGAGAAAAGCCTCGAGAGAAGGATCGGAAGGAAACAAGAGATAATCGACGAGGCTGCTAGAAAAGAATATGATAGAGACGTCGATATTGATGAAAAAGCATTGGATGAAACCGATGCGATGATGGATGAGGAAAGAGAATCGGAAGAGCCGACGAAAAACGTAGATGATGTATTGCAGGATTTGGCTGACAAGTCTGAAGCAAAGCTCAAGTACGGAGGTAAGCTCCTCAAGAAATACAAGAAACGCAAAAAACGCAACAGGCGATGATGAATAACGGCACTATGGCTGACATGATTAAGGAAGCCATGCAGAAGAAACAGGGTCCGAAGGATACCTTTAATATGCGTGGCGGGAAAGCGTCACCTGTAATGTACGAGGAAGAAACCTCTCGTGAGTTCGTTATGTACGAAGCACCCAACGGTGAAGAGGTGAAGATCTACGGTAGCTGGAATGAGTTTGCTGTGGATCGCAACGCCGAAGGCAATGACCTGCTCGGTGATGAGAACTTCCCTATTATGCGAAACAAAGATGGCGAGTACATTCTCGACATGCAGTCATACGAAAGTCAAAAGTCTGAATCCGAGCTCATTGAGAAAGGCGAAGAGGAGGAACAGGCTCCAGAACAACCAAGTAACAACATGCCCCCTAAAATGATGTACGGGGGTTCTATCAAAAGATTCAGATAATGCCTACCGAAAAAGATAAAGCGCTACGAAAGAAAGTCATGGCTGACAACCCTCAGAAAATGGGGGAGAGCGATGCTGACTATCAGGACAGAATTAACAAGCTGTTTAATGATAAAAATCCAGACCAACCCGTTGCTGTAGGGGCGAGCACTGCTCAACGACGAGAAGGGCAGGAAAAGAAAAAAGCTAAAGAGGAGGCGAGCAAAAGAGATGCTAAGGTAGACTTCAAGAGAGATGGAATCTTGACCCGTGGTTCAGTGTACTACACTAAAGACGGCAAGATGGTTGTGGCTGGAACGGCTCCCGGTAACTCAGTAGCTCCAAAAGAAATGTATGACAGGGATGGCAACCTGATATACAAAGGGGGCAAGAAGGTAAAAGGCAAAGATGAAGGAGTCGTAAAAAGAACCGACACTACTAGAGAGGAGCTTTTAGGTGCTGAGGAGGAGCGTAAAAAAGAAGCGGAACAGCGCCGCAAGGCTCAGGAGGAGAAAGAGCGTAAGGCTAAGGAGAAAAAAGCAGCGGCAGAGAAAAAGGCCAAAGAGCTTCGGGAAGAGATGGACAAAGTTGCTGCGGAGACTCAACCCATGAAGCGAAAAGATGCTTCAGTCATCAAGCTTGCTGAGCCTGACACTGCTGAGCTGAGAATGACTAAAAGGTCTGTACCTAAGACTGAAGAAAAAAAGCCCACCCGTTCTGAGAAAAGAATGATAAGACAAGGCGAGAGCGGTAGAGCTGACAAGGCTATGGGTAGGGCTGAAGCAAGGAAGACTAAGGCGCAATCTAAAGCGACTGTCAAAGAAACTAAGCAAGAGGTCTCGAAGCTCAAGAAGCAGGTTGCCGGAGCTGAAAAAGCAGCTAAAGCAAAAGCCAAAGGTGACAAGAGAGTAGCCAGAGCTAAGAGTAAGAAAGAACAATTAGAGGCCCGTTTGAAGGCACTCAGATCATAACTATATTTGCAACTATGAAAGCTGTAAAGAAATACGGAAAGGGTGGTATGCGTATGCCCAAGTACCAAGGTGGTGGTGAAATTAAAGCTCAGTTAGCCACTATTAGGCGACTTACTACTGAGCTGCGTCAAGCAAATGAGAAATTTGGTAAAGGCGCTCCTGAAACCAATGCCGCTCAGAAGGCGCTTGACGCGGCTCGAGCTGAGCTCAAGAAAATGCAAGATGCTGCTAAAAAGAAAGGCGAGGTTAGCGTTAAAGGCTTTGTTCGTCCAGACGAGATCCCAGCCCAAGAGACACAATCGCAAAGAGCGGAGCGTCTCAAAGGCAAGAGATAATTAGAATAGTAAGATATTCTTGAGTGGTACTCGAGAAGAGTTGAAGTCTGATTCTTTGAGTCGGACTTCTTCTGCTTCTTGTACATTGGTGTGCAGAAACACACGGGCCACTTTACCATCACTAGGTCGCTCAAAGGTGACTAGCGTGTACTCAGCGGTAGCGTACTCTTGACCAACAAGGTCTAACGGGATAGCAACACGATTACCGAATGGCACCCCACGCTCATCGTTGAGCAGTTCGTGCATGACAGCGATGGTGTCTCGTGAAAGATTTTCGTACTCCCAGATCAAGTACTGACGGATGATACAGTCTTCATCAGTGTGTACGATCACAGAGTCTACTTGTGCTTGGATGTTGAGTGCAGCGATTACTGCGAGGAGGAATGCAATTGACTTTTTCATAACGGCTTTTGGGTTTTGCGTTCTGATCTTAGTATACGAACTTTACCCCATTCCCTCCAAATTTTTCGACCACTTTATTTTCTAGTACGTAGTACTAATCTAGGGCGTTGTAGAACCTCTGGACCAACAGCCTAGCCCTCTGAGTTAGCGCGTAGCGCACTCGATAGTTGAACTTGGTTTCCTCCCTGAACATGTGATCCTCAAGTTCACGAGAGGGCGTGAGCTTGTCGAAGTGCTTGTAGATCAGATCCTGTTTCACCATCGGGTAGATCATACGCTTACCTACGTTTGACTTGTTCATCCCGTACTCCTCTGCCACGTAGTCTATAGTAAAGAACTCGAGGTCATACGCCCACAGCATGAACTCCAAGTGACTAGCCGATACTTCGTGCGCCTTGCAGAAGCTCTCCCGTGTGTTACGCAAGTTCTTTAGGTAGTTGTACCCCAGATATCTCTCCTTCATGAAAGACACGTCTCGGAACATGCGTTTCTTCGCAACTCTGGACTTTGCCATAATTCGTATCTTTGAGATACAAATCTAGACGAAATGAACCAGCAGGAAGTCGAATTCATGGCGAAGGTCTACTTAAAGATCCAAGAGATCGAGGCACTTACAAAAGAATACGGCTACGAGGATAGGGTCATGAGCGCAATGATTTTCGGCCTGATAGAGGAGGAGATGGAAGGCGCTATTGAAGAAGGGAGAATGGTGGAGATGCAGTCTGTGTTCAGCTTCAACCTCGAAGACAAAGAGGAGCTCGAGACAGTGAAGAAACTCATGGACGCTACCTTCGAGGAACCTAAAGACAAAGGGAAGGGATTCTCAGACCTGTTCGGGGGCATTGACTTGAACCTGAATTAAAATGGACGGACTTATTAGGAAGATCGTGATTGGGAAAGATCCCAAAAACGGCATGGCATATTATGTTGGCATGAATGCTGGCGGCGGTAAAGTCGTGGCTATATTGCAAGACGAGGGGTATTTGTTTAAGTACTCCAAGACTAGATATCTCGTCTACATTGAAGATGACGAGGGGACTCAACTATGGAAGGCTATCGACGGTATGCCTTGTATACTTGAGTTTGATTTGAATTTTTAATTTATGAGGACACTTGATTTTTTCGTCGTTGACATACCGAAACGTCTCAACGACACTATCCGCACGCAAGGCGGGTTGGAACTTTTTGTAGACACAAAGTTTGATGAGTTTTCGCACAGGATTACTGAAGGTGAAGTCGTGGCTTCTCCGGAGCGCTATGACATTGAAGTTAGCAGTGGTGACACTCTATATTTTCATCACTTGGTGGTTGTCAACGATGGTCAACCGCTTACTGGAGTTGAGAACCATTACATTGTCAAGTGTGATAAGCAGTTTACGCTCAACAACCAAGCGTTTGCTTACAAGTGTAAAAAGACTGGGGGAATCCATCCTCTCTTTGGTTGGACACTACTGGAAGCAGTTGATCAAGAAGATGAGCCAGTTTCTGAAATCATTGAGATCGTAAAGATCGAAGAAGACCCTGTCCGCACCGGACGAGTTTCATTCGACTGTGATGAGCTCGCAGAGCTGGGCGTGAAGAAAGGTGATGTCGTTGGGTTCGCCAAAGACATGGACTACCGCATCCAGATTGACGACAAGGAGTACTATCGTGTACGAGCAGAAGATCTCCTGTATGTCGAAACGTGAGTTCACCACCGTAGAGGCGGCAAGGCGACTCATGTCCAGCATGGAGGTCGCTATCGACAATATGATCGCCGAAGTAAAAAAGCCTGTCGATCCAGAAGCAGGTGGCTCTGCACGTAAAGCGGAGCTTCAATCAATCAAACAAACCGCCATCGATTGTAAAGAGCTGCTGATCGAAAGACAGAAGCTTGAGCAGATGGTGAAAGAACTACAAGAGAATGGGAGCATCGAAGAAGACAGAGACTTCTCTGGAGGAATTGCAGAACGATTTAGTAAGTGATTTTACTCACGACGACTTCTGGTATTTCGAAGACAGCTGGAACAAATCACACGCCGACCCATTCAAAGACGGGTATGCTCAAGGACAGAAGGATCTAGCAAAGCTGATCATGGAGACCTTCAAGGAGCATGAGGTTCCTCTCATGCTGTGGGAAGCCCTTAAAGAATACTGATCATGCTGATCGAAGTAGAAGGCTATGAAGATAAAGCTGTTGTGGTGGACCCTCGAGGGACGCACGGAGAAGTCATCGACATCGACGGGCTACTTGTTGCGCTCCCGAAGAAACCATCCAAGAAAGAAATCCTATTCGCTGAAGAGCCTCGGAAGATGCAGATGTGGCGAAGGCTTGACGTGCCGCAAGAGCTGTCGTCAATACGAAGTATGGATGAGTGGTATGAAAAACCTGCTGAGTTCAGGAAAAAATTTCTTCCATATATCGAAAGGGAATTTGACCGCCGCCGTAACGGTGTTTGGTTTTACAATAATGGGGAGCCTACGTACATTACAGGTAGGCACTACATGCTACTCCAATGGACCAAGCTTGATATTGGACACCCATACTACTTTGCTTTCCAGCAGAGGATATTTTTACACATGGCTGCTTGCGAGGCTGACCCTCGTTGCATCGGCCAGCTTTATACTAAGTGTCGCCGTTCTGGTTACACTAATATCTGCTCTGCGGTTCTTGTGGATGAGGCTACACAAGTTAAAGACAAGCTGCTAGGCATTCAGTCAAAGACTGGTAAGGATGCTCAGGAGAACATCTTCATGAAGAAGACGGTGTCGATGTTTAAGTCGTACCCATTCTTCTTCAAGCCTATTCAAGACGGTACCACCAACCCACGTATGGAGCTGGCGTTCCGAGAGCCTTCGAAACGAATCACAAAGAACAACAAGACATCCACTAAGGGTGATGCGCTGAACACAGTCATCAACTGGAAAAACACTACTAACAACGCATACGATGGTGAGAAGCTGCACATGCTGTACCTCGATGAGGCTGGTAAGTGGGAGAAGCCTGCGGACATACGTGAAGCGTGGCGCATTGAGCGTACTTGTTTGATCGTGGGTAGAAAGATTGTAGGGAAGGCTCTGGTCGGATCTACAGTAAACCCAATGGACAAAGGTGGTGAGGAGTTCCGTGAGCTATGGGATGACTCCGATCCTACAGAGCGCAACGCCAACGGCAGGACTAAAAGTGGATTGTACGGACTGTTTATTCCGGCCTATGACGCACTCGAAGGTTTCTTTGACCAGTACGGCAACTGCGTAACCGAAGATCCCGAAGAACCTGTGATGGGGATAGACGGGGAGATGATCGAAATCGGGTCCAAGACATACTTGAAGAACGAAAGGAATGCGCTGAAGAACAACCCTAAGGAAATGAACGAGATAGTTCGACAGTTTCCGTGGAGTATCGACGAGGCGTTCCGTGATAGCATCGAGGGTAGTGTATTCAATGTAGGTAAGATCTACCAGCAGATTGATCACAACAACAACCTGTACCCAGACCCTATAGTGCAGGGAAACTTTATCTGGAAGGAGAAAGATAAAGAAGTTGTTTTCTCTCCAGATCCTCACGGTAGATTCCGAGTATCGTGGCACCCAGAGCCCCAACACAGAAACAAATACACTGAAGACAGGGGTGGCAAGAAATCGCCTGCAAACTCACATGTAGGTGTGGGTGGTGTCGATAGCTACGATCTGGATCAGACTGTAGATGGTAGGGGATCGAAGGGAGCTATGCACCTGTACAATAAGTTCAACATGCAGGCACCATCCAACATGTTTGTGTTGGAGTATGCTTCACGTCCAGACCTTGCTGCAATATTTTATGAGGACGTTTTGATGGCTGCATTCTATTACGGTTACCCTCTTTTGATAGAGAATAACAAGTATGGGATCGCTAGATATTTTGAGCAGCGAGGATACGATAACTATCTGATGGACAGGCCACAACACCTCTCCAGTTCAAGTAGTAAAGTAAGGGTGAAGACCAAAGGTGTACCATCTAACTCAGTAGATATGATACAGTCTCACGCACAAGCAATTGAGCATTACATACACAATCATGTAGGCATCAAGCCCGAGACTGATGTGTTTGGGAATATGTATTTTAACCGAACCCTAGAGGATTGGATAGCGTACAAAATCGACAAGAGAACCAAGTATGACCTTACTATATCATCTGGTCTGGCTCTTCTCGCAGCACAAAAAGAGAAGAAGAAAAAAGTAGAATCCAACTTTGAAGAGAAGAAGTTCTTCCGTAAGTACAGACCGAAATCCTTTCATTCATAGATTCTCTATATTTGCAAGGATATGTACGGAAGTCAGAAGAAATCAAACAAGGGTTTCCCAGACCCGCTTGAGCCGAGGGAAGTAAAAGAGGGGAAGGCTTACGGGATGAGATACGCTAAGGCGATCTTGGACCAGTGGGGAGACATGGATAAAGCTCAATCGCTTATCCGAAGGAGACACCGTATCTTTAACAGGAATCGCAAGTATGCGAACGGAACTCAAGATACATCAATTTACAGACAGCTACTCACCTCACTCGACCCGAACAATGGTGATGGCAGCTTCTTGAATCTAGACTTTACTCCAGTCCCCATCTTACCTAAGTTTGTTCGGATTGTTGTAAACAAGATTCTCTCAAAGAAGCCCTACCCTAATCTTGAGGCAGTCGATCCACTCTCCTCCTCAGAGAAAGATCTGGAGAGAAGAAAGATCGAAATGCAAGTGCAGTCTAAAGCTGGGATGAAGCAGATCTCAGATAAGCTCGGCGTTGGTCAAGCTAAGATGGCTGAGGTGCCAGATACCCTCGAAGAGGCAGAGATCTTCATCGGCAACAACATCAAATCATCTTCTGAGATCGCAGCGCAGATAGCCACCAACATGACGCTTGAGTGGAATGACTTCTCTGATACTACGTACAGACGCTGCGTGAATGATTTGGCTGTAGTAGGTATGGCTGTTGTGAAAAGACAGAACGATCCCAACTACGGCATCACTGAAGAGTACGTTGATCCAGTAAACTTCGTACATAGCTACACAGAAGACCCCAACTTCGGTGATGTTGTTTATGCTGGTCACATGCGCCGCATGTCAATATCTGAGTTGAGAAGAATCGCTGGCGATCAGATCACTGAGGACCAGATGGCAGATATCGCTAAGAAGGCTCAGAAGAAGTACGGGTATGATATCTCTAAGATCAACGAGTCATCTTACGATGAATACTTGAAGAGATACAAGTTTGGTTATGACGAGTACATGATCGACGTGATGGACTTTGAGTTCAAGTCTGTTGACTGCATGTACTTCGAGTCTAAAGAAAGCAGATACGGCAACACCGGATTCTACTTTAAAGGGAATAACTACAAGGAGCCAACTAACTCTGTATACAAGAGAGAGGTAACCAAGATGGAGAATGAAACCATCTACGGCGGCTGCTACGTTGTAGGTTGCGACTTCTTGTTTAACTACGGGATCAAGACTAACATCCCGAAAAACTTACACGACCTCTCCAGAGCAAACCTTTCTTACTCAGTAGTAGCCACCAACTTCTTGGACATGATTCCAAAGTCTATGGTGGATAGCTGTATTGGGTTTGCTGATCAATTGCAACTCACTCACCTGAAGATCCAGCAGGCAATCGCTAAGGCTAAGCCTGACGGTATCATCATTGACATCGAGGGACTAGAGAATGTCCAGCTCGGCAAGGGCGGTGAGCTTCAGCCTCTAGATCTGCATGATATCTACGAGCAGACTGGTGTCTTCTACTATAGATCTAAAAACCCAGAAGGTGGCTTCCAGAATCCTCCGATTCGTGAGATTGGCAACTCGATCAGAAACATCAACGAGTTCATCGGCTTGTACAATCATTACCTGCGTCTCATTAGAGATACTACTGGTATTAACGAAGCTATGGACGCTTCTACTCCGAAGGGCGATGCTCTTGTGGGAGTACAGCAGATGGCTCTTGCTGCTGGAAACAACGCCATTTATGATATCACAAATGCTTCAATGATGCTGTTCAGAAAAGTCTGTGCAGACATCGTGAAGTGTATTCAGGTGATCCCTAACGATTCCATTCTGTACAAGATGTACGCTAACGCTATTGGGAATGAGAACATCTCTCTGCTCTCTACGTTTGCAAACATGCCGATGTACAACTTCGGCGTAACGGTACAGAAAGAAATGGAGGAGATGGAGAAGCAGTATCTGGAGCAAAACATTCAAATCTCTCTATCTCAGAAAGAGATTGATATCGAGGATGCTATTGCTATCAGACAGCTGAGAGACATCAATCAAGCAGAACGCCTGCTGATTGTGAGACGTAAAAAGCGTCAGGCGCAGAATCAACAGATGGCTCAGCAGAACTCTCAGATGCAAGCACAGATGCAAGCGCAAGCTGCACAGCAAGCATCGCAAGCTCGCATGCAGGAGATTCAAATGCAGAATCAAACTGAAGCTCAAATGCTGCAACTCAAGAGTCAGCTTGAGACGCAAATGGAGCAGATGAAGCATGAGCACAGAAAAGAAATCGAGATGATCAGAGCTCAAGCTACACTCGGATTCAAGACTGACGAGCAAGAGTTCAAAGAGAAACTCGAAGTCCTCAAGGAGGATCGAAAAGATGAGCGTGTAGAAAAGCAAGCTGTAAAACAGTCTCAACTCATCTCACAAAGACAAGGACTGAGAGAAGAACTGACTGAGACCCTCGAAGAGGCTGGCGCTGAACCCGCTGAAGCAAAAGACCAAGTTGATCAAATCATTGACCAGATAATTAACCAGTAATGTCATCAGTAAATCTAGATACCGCATCTCGCTTGAACATAACCTGTAGACGTGGGGATACATTCATACTTGAAGTAGATTTCGGTGAGGCTGTCCCTACGAGCGGTTGGACTCTGGTCGTAAAGAACAGAGAACAAGTATCTGCTGCGAAGAGAGCCGAAAGAAAAGCTGACACCTCTGTGATTAGCGCTACTGACGGAGACATTGTTATTGGTACTGGTGCTGGGTCTGTTGCGAACGCAAAAGCAACAATCACTATTGCTGCTGGAGACATGGGTGCAGTACTTCCGGGTACATACTCTTACGATTTCCAAAACGAAACTTCTGGGGTCGTAAAGACATATCTGTTTGGTTCATTCAAAGTAAACGCTGACGTATAATGGCAATCACCGTTACTATAAACGGGGGTTCGCCGATCACTATTAACCAGCAATCGGTATCCCCTACAACTGTAAACTTATCAGCAGCATCTGCTGTAAACGTAAGTGTAGTGGGTGCCACTGGTCCTACTGGACCTGCTGGTGCTGCTGGGCAGGGTGTTCCAGTCGGCGGTGTTGAGGGTCAGGTGATCCTTAAGCAGTCAGCTACAGATTACGATACTGCATGGGACTATGTTGAGTCCGTGTACGCCCCTATCGAAAACAACGAGGGGTCAGTTATGTCCGCTGGTACTCCAGTGTATGCTAAAGGTATTAGCGGGAATAGAATCCTCGTTGGTGCAGCATGTGCAAATGACACTACCAAGATGCCAGCTATTGGGATACTCCTTGAAGAAACTGCTGATGGTGCTACTGGTGAGATCATCACTGCTGGTTTGTTCAACAAGACTGTGACTGGTCTTACTGGCGTGTCTGTAGGTGATACTGTTTATGTAACTAATGCGGGTACGCTAGGGGTTGTAAGACCAACCGCCGCTACTGACGGGGTTCAGAACATCGGGGTAGTTCTTCAAACTAGCGGTAGCAACATTCAGAAGATGAAGGTGTCTGCTATCGACAGGGTAAACGACATTCCAAACCTCGCCTCAGGTGTCTTCTTTATAGGTGGTGCTACTGGTCAACTATCACCATACACACTCCCTATTGCTGATGGTACTGCAAATCAGTTCCTGAAGACTGACGGTGCTGGTGCTGTAACATTTACAAGCATCACTCAAGCTACAGGTAATGAGCTTGAGAATGTAGTAGAGGATACTACTCCTCAGCTTGGTGGGGATCTAGACGCTCAGTCAAACAACATCACTAATCTCGGCAGCTTAAATGGTACTGCTGCTTCTACGATTATATCAGGTGCTGCTGCTGGTGCGACAGCGCTACAAGATGTAGTGGATGACACTACTCCTCAACTCGGAGGTACTCTTGACTCTAATGGAAATGAAATTAGGTTCAGGGGTACTGGTCATACTAATTACGTGGCGATAGCACCGTCTGCTCTTGAGCCGGGATCTAGTGTAACCTTTTATCCTCCAATCGCTGACGGAACTACTGGTCAAGTGATCCAGACTAACGGTAGTGGTAGATTAAGTTTTACAGATCAAACAGACACCACTTACACTGCTGGAGACGGGTTGGACTTAGCTGGCACTGAGTTCAGTGCAGATCTAAAAGCAAACGGTGGTATTGTTGTTGAGTCAACCGAACTAGCTGTAGATCTCGGGGCTAGTAGTATTACTGGTACACTTGGTATTACCGATGGCGGTACAGGTCAGACTACTCAGCAAGCTGCTCTTGATGCAATTACAAATGCATCGAGCGGTACTACTGGTCAGGTCTTAACAACAGACGGGACTAATGCATCTTGGCAGACTGCCTCTGGTGGTGGAGGTTCAAATAAAACCGCTTACATCTTCCATTATGCGGATACTGGAACTAGCTCTAAGTTTTTTGTTGCAGATACTCTAACAGAGATTAGTAGCGAAGACTATAGAACCAGAACACCTATGGTTGAGGCTGGTGAGATTACTAAAGCCATGATCGCCACAAATGCAACTACCCCTAGCGGGAATGACTACAGGCTTAATATATACCTAAACGGGGTAGCCACATACAGTGCTAATGCTACTGCCGATACTGTAGCAGGGGATGGTAGGATTCAGTTTACGTTTTCAAGCGCAACAGTTAGTGCTGGAGATGTAGTAAGTTTTAGAATATCAGGAACAGCATCAGCAACTGCGAACCTCCCTGTATCAATCGGGTCTGCGGTTCTTTGCGTAATAAAACAAGACTCATGACACTAGCAGAATACAAAGCGCTAACAGAAGAAGAAAGATCAGAGCTTGATACATCTGATATCTGGCAGGGTCTTTTTATTGAAGCATTGACACAACTAGAAACAGCTCTTGCTGGTATTGATGCAAGAGTAACAGCATTAGAGAATCCATGAGAGATTTAAACAGAATCATTCTGCACTGCTCAGCAACGAGAGAAGGCAAAGACTTCAGCGTAGACACTATCCGTGACTGGCACGTAAATAGAGGCTGGTCAGATATCGGGTACCATTGGGTTATCCGTCTTGACGGCAGTATCGAGGTAGGCCGTCCGCTAGAGAAGTCTGGGGCTCATACGAAGGGCCACAACAAAGACTCAGTCGGGGTGTGTTACATTGGTGGTTGCGATGCTGATGGCAAGCCGAAAGACACCATGAGTCCAGAGCAAGAGAAAGCGTGGAGAATGATCGTACTGTCTTTGCGTACACTGTATGGTGATCTGACTATTCACGGTCATAACGAATTCGCAAGCAAGGCTTGCCCTAGCTTTATCGTGAAAGAGAAGTTTGCTGACATGTACTAATGAAAGCACCGCTATCGTTTGATCAGTTCGTAAAAAACCCCACTATGGCGGTGTTCTTTTTAGTAACGCTGGCGGTGGGGTATCTCTATATAGACAATAGGGTCAACTACACAAACCAGATAGAAAGCTGCGGGGAGAGGGTACTTTACTTAGAGGGTAAGCTAGACGAACTATCAATCAGACTTCACCGCAGCGATAGCGTACTAGCTAGAACCGCTGCTAGGCTGGAGGTGCTAAACGAGCTATCCAATGAATAGAAGAACTTGGATAACGCTACTAGCGGTAGCGATTGCTCTTCTGCTGTTAAGGGCTTGCCCGCAGAAAGAAAAGGTAACTTACCCTACTGAAGAGGTAGAGATAAGGACCTACGTAGATACTACTGTGTACACTATTGTAGACACGCAGTTCATAGCTATTGAAAACAGGATCAATAAAGCTGTACAGACAGCTACAGAGGAAAAGGAGGTAGCCATACAAAAGATAGAAGTGCTACAAGCTAAACTTATTGAGGTAGAAACACCTGAGCTTCAATTAGTGTACGATACTGTAGAAGTGCAGGTTCAGCCTGACAGCGTAATGATCTACAACGTGTTTGAATACGCTAAGACTTACGGAGACGAAACATACATACACAGAGATACCATCCAATCCAGAAAGGTTTCTAGAGAGTATGTACAGAAATACATAATCAAATGAGAGCAGCACTACTTATACTACCTCTACTGCTTGTAGGGTGTACAAAAGAGATTACACTTCAAGACACCAGAGTATCCTATCAATCACTGGGCGATATACTGCAAGGAGATTATCACTGTTACAGAGCAGAGTATCCTGACGGAAGCAACACCTATCACTTCAATGCATCTGTAATGCTAGAGCTGCTTGGTGACTGGCAAACCAACCCATCTGCGTTTGATCTAAACGACGATCAAACCGTAGATACCCCAGACCTGCTTGCGGGAGTTGGTGGTTATGCAGCCCCCGAACCAGACTATCCTCCACTGACAGACTTCACCCCGTTCGATGACTTCGGGGAGGGCAACACTTGGCTGACCTATACAGGATCAGATCCTGACATCGTATTCGGTTGGATGCACCGCACACCATACGACGAAACGAACGGTCCTAACTACGTAGGGTACGAAGGGATCTATACATGGACCTTCGACGTGGTGAGGTCTAGCGGTACAGTGTATTATTATTTCGTATCAGTATAGATTTTATCTTTGCGAAATGGACAGCTCTCTAAGAGAACGTATTAAAAGAATGCTGAAGAAGCATGGGTTGAAGGGGGTTAACAAACCAAAGGCAACCCCTAAGCACCCAAAGAAGTCTCACATGGTGCTTGCTAAGGAAGGCAACAAGGTGAAGCTTATCCGTTTCGGAGAGAAAGGTGCAAGCACTGCTGGCAAACCAAAGGCTGGTGAGTCAGATAGAATGAAAGCAAAGCGTAAGTCATTCAAGGCTAGACACGCTAAGAACATAAACAAGGGCAAGATGTCCGCTGCTTATTGGGCAGATAAAGTGAAGTGGTAATGGATCTTACACAGTACGAGATTATCTTAGTTGTTGGTGCTTTGATTGGCACATGGGTGAAGCAGAAGGTAGATTACTCAAAGCTGGAAGCTAGAGTGGTAGCTCTTGAAACCGACAATCAAGAATTTAAAAGAGACCTGAAAGCGCTTCTTGAGGCAGTACAAGAGATCAAGCTGCTTCTAGCTAAAAACCAAGTGCAATGAGAGCTAAGAAAAAAGCTTTCCCTGATCTCAATAAAGACGGGAAGGTAGATAAGAAAGACATCCTCAAAGGACGGGGTGTACCCGGATTCAAGAAAGGTGGCAAGCTCAATATCTCTAACAAGTCTGTAAGTATTGACCCACCTGCTGGTCATCACTGGATGGAAGAGCAGGGTAGATATTACCTCATGAAGGGTGATTACAAGCCGCACCCCGGTGCTGTGAAAAAGGCTAAGTTCAAGTTGGTAGATCACTCATGAAGGCAAAGAAGAGTAGAGTAAACGAAGCTGGCAACTACACTAAGCCGGGAATGCGTAAGCGTTTGTTCAACAGAATCAAGGCTGGGAACAAGGGTGGAGCTCCGGGCCAGTGGTCTGCACGTAAAGCGCAGATGCTTGCTCAGGCTTACAAAAAAGCTGGGGGAGGCTACAAGAACTAATGGCTCTCAGTAAATCACAACGAAGCCTGCGTAGCTGGACTAAACAAAAGTGGAGAACCAAGTCTGGTAAACCATCGACTCAAGGTTCGGAGGCTACAGGAGAGAGGTATCTTCCTGAAGCCGCTATCGAAGCTCTTTCTCCAGCAGAGTACGCTGCTACCACTCGAGCAAAACGTAAAGGAAAGAAGAGCGGGAAGCAACACGTTGCCCAGCCTAAGTCCATCTCTAAGAAGGTCAAGAAATACCGAAAGTAAAACTCTTTATATTTGCAATAACCAACTAAGAAAAAATGCCATTCGCAGACGTACCGAGGCTTTCGGCCTCCATTACTATTACGAGCCCGAATCTGACGAACGATTCTCTGGCTCTAACTTCAACAGGCGCACTGAATAAAGCAGGCACCTCAACTCCACTCGATCAGACCTCAGGTGTTGGTCGTCGTACTTACACCGCTGCATCTATCGCAACTCTGTTTGCTGCTGCGGACTACGATGACGATGGGAACCACAAGGTTTACATCAGAAATGCAAGCACTACTGCTACCGAGTATGTTCTCGTAACTGTAGGCACCCAAGCAATTGGTCGCTTGTATGCTGGTGATTTCGGCTTCTTCCCTTGGGATGGAACTGCTGACTTCAAAGTTACCCCTAGTGTTGCTACCGCAGTAACTATCGAGTATCTCGCACTGTCTGAAACCTAAGAGGTATGTCAGTACAGAGACTTAGAGCAGTAGAGGTAACACCCACCTGTAATGCAGGTGCGGTGGCTGCGGATGAAGTGTTGTTTCAGCACACCGCAATTCCTAATGCTACTAACCGAAACGGAGGCGCATCAATGCTGAAGTCTGTCGTATTGCACGACAAGGACGATATCGGCGGCGCTGTTGATCTCTACTTTTTTGAAAAGAATACTACTGAGCTGGGCGCACTTAGCGGTGCAGTAACCATCTCAGACGCAGACTTGGATGCCATCAACCCGCTGGGTTGGGTAACAGTTCCAGCAGTTGCTGACGGAGCTATTGGCGATTTGGTTAATGGACGAGTACTGCTTGCAAAGGATGTCAATCTTCCCGTGATCTCTAGCTCGGACACTAGAACTATCTATGTGAGTGCAAGAGTTCAAGCTGGTGGAACCTACACTGCGGCGGGTATTGACATTACCTTTGTGTTTGAAGACTGATATATGAAAATTTAATTCAAATGGAAAATACTGAGAATCAAGAAGTTACGAACCAGACGGAGGATACCACTCCGTCTTGGTCGTTTGTATCGGATGAGGAAGTTGCTGCGGCAAGAGCTATTGACATGGGTATTGATTTGCCCACAGAAGAGCCAGCAGAACAGACTCAATACGAAGAACCTGTTTATGATGAGGACGGTAGTACTGAGCAGTATTACGAAGAACCTCAAGAAGATTATGAAGGAAGTCTGGATGACGAGGTGCTCTCATACCTAAGCGAAAAGCTGGGTAGAGACTTTAGCTCGTATGATGATCTCCTCCCTAATACCGTTGAAGCTGAAATTGATGAGCGTGTCCAAGCGATTGCACAATTCGTGGAAGAGACTGGACGAACTCCCCAAGATTGGTTTGCCTATCAGCAGTTGAATCCATCCGAAATGGATGATCTCACAGCCGTACAAGTAAAGATGGCCGCTGACTACCCAAACCTTTCGCAGGATGAACTTAACACTCTGATGAGCAGCAAGTACAAGTTAAATCCTGACTTGCACTCTGAGGAAGAGATTAAATTATCTCAGCTTCAACTTAAGATGGATTCAGAACAAGCAAGACGTGGTATCGAAGAGATTAGATCTCGGTATGCCGCTCCCGATCGTTCTGATGAAATCCAGTCACCAATTGACGACGAGTGGATCAACTCTATGTCTGCGGAGCTGGACTCTTTGGATGGGATCGAATTTGATCTCGGTAACGGAGAGTCTTTCACCTTTGGGCTTAGCGATGACTACAAGAGTCTATTGCATGACAAGAACGCTCGCCTTGACGAGTACTTTGATCCTTACGTACATGAGGATGGGTCATGGGATTACGACAAGCTGAACATGCACAGAGCAGTCGTTGATAATATCGAAACGATTCTCCAGTCAGTCTACCGACAAGGACAGTCTGACGGCCAACGAAACATTGTGGATCGTGCAGCCAACATTAATGCCAGAAGCCCGAATCAAGGGAATGTACGCCCAACTGTCAACCCTGCCGCAGCTAACTTACGTGAAGCTCTTGGTGGTGGAGACAGGCTAACTTTTTTATAGAAACAAAAAACTCTTTTAACTAATGGCTATTTCAGCTACTCAACAAGGCTCAGACGTAGCAGCGTTGCTGCAAACGTCAGCCGACAGGTACATCTCTTTGGGAGATTTGCTTAAGTACAACAAGCCAGACAACCGTGATCTGCTGATCCAAACTTACGGCGATCAAGGTATCACTGGCTTTCTCGAACTGACTGGCGCTGTCAAAAACGCTGGTACTGCTGACGAGGTTCAATACTGGGAAGAAGGTCGTTTGCACAAGACTGTTGTTTACACCTCTGTTACCAACGGTGTAGTAACTGTTGCAGACAACGATCCCGCTGTTGTTCGATTGAATGATGTACTCCTCTTCTCTGATGGCACTCGTGCTGTTGTAACTGACGAGAATACTTCAGGTACTACCTTCACTACTATTCCTTTGGATGGTACTGCTGCTAGTGCTTTCGATCTCGCTGCTGCTGGTACTGCTATCATCGTAGGTAACATCTACGCTCAAGGTACCGACCAGCCTACTGCGTTCTACAACACAGACGTTACCAAACGTGTCAACCCATTCATGATCACTAAGGAGACCTACCAAGTGAACGGCTCACAAGCCACTAACATTGGTTGGATCGACGCTAACGGTCAAGGCGATTACCGCTGGTACGTTAAAGGTGAGATGGATACTCGCAAGCGTTTCCTGAACCAACGTGAGATGATGATGCTCTTCTCTGAGGCTGTTACCGACACTGACACGGTAGATGCTGACACCATTGCTTTGGCTTCAGGCAGCGTTCCGGGTTCTGAAGGTTACTTCCAAGCTGTTGAGCGCAGAGGTATCACTACTACTGGTGACTTCGACTCTATGGCTGACCTCGACTCAATCATCCTGCTGTTGGACAAGCAAGGCGCTCCTGCTGAGTACGCTATGTACGTTAACACTCAGACCTCTCTGAACATGGACGACATGGTTGCTGCTGGTATCGCTACTGCTACCACTGCTGGTCTGGCTGGTCAGTTCGGTGCTTTCCAGAACTCAGCTGACATGGCTGTGAAGCTCGGCTTCAAGTCGTTCACTCGTGGCGGTTACACCTTCCACAAGCACGACTGGAAATTGTTGAACGATCCTACCCTCTTGGGTGCGTTCTCTACTCCACTCTACAAAGGTGCTATGGTTCCTCTGTCGAAAGTTGCTGATGCTAAGTCTGGTGTGAAGTCTCCTGCTTTGGAGATGAACTACAAAGGCGCTAAAGGCTACTCTCGTGAGCTCGAGCACTGGGTAACTGGTGGTGGTGTATTGGGTTACCAAACTAACGGTGAGGACTTGGCTAAGTTCCACTACCGTTCAGAGTGCAACCTGATCACTCGTGCAGCTAACCAACACGTAGCACTTAAGTCGTAATAATTGTTTAACTGATAAAAACTAGATACGATGAACGTACCTGCTTCAAATAAGTTCTTGGTTTTCGTTGACGCTGCCGATGATGCGGCAATGTTCCCACTCGCAAACTTGCAATCTGCAACTTGCGCTGCGGACGGCGTTGTTCAAATCAAGTTCTCTCCCGGCTCTCTTGGCACAGGCCAAGCAGCCAGTGTTGATTCGGTTGCTGTAACCATTGCAGCTGACGGTGAGAAAGCTTTCTTCGAGGCGCTTGCTAACGAGATTGTTTTCGGAAATAGCGCTGCTATTGTAGTGGCTGACGATGTAAACTCTGTTTACCTCGGAACTGCCTCTGCTTGTGCTATCACTTTGGATGCATAATCCTGACTAATATAGAGGAGGGGCTTCGGCCCCTCTTCTTTCTTTCTTTAATTCTATTTAATTATGTCTGAAACAACTACCCCCACGCCTAAGCGTGGTCGCCCACCTAAGGCGAAAGATGCAGCACCTAAGGCTGCAACCACTAAAACCCCAACCCCTTCAAAACCAAAAGTTCGAAGAGAGGAACGGGTTAAAGAAATCAGAGAGTACAAACTCACTAAGAAGTCTGGAGCTACGTTCTTGATGCAACAGAAAAACGTGATGACTCTTCAGGATGGAGCTCTCCGAGAGATCCGATACTGTCCAAACGAACCTTCTATTTTCCGAGATGAGCAGAATGAATCTTCTGTACGCAAGGCTATCATCTTCACAGAGGGTAGATTGTTTGTTCGTCCAGATCAGCCAAACTTAGCTGCTTACCTCGATGCTCACCCTGACAACAAAGAGAACGGAGGGAACAGATTCCAGCTCGTAGATGAGCGCAAGAACTCTGAAGAGCGATTGAACAAAGAGTTCCTTGAGCACGATGCTGTTGGATTGATACGAAGCAAAGACCTTGAAGAGCTGCTGTCTGTAGCTGTAGGTCTAGGCGTAAACGTAGATCGCCCTGTCGCTGAGATCAAGCATGACCTTATGGTATTCGCCAAGAAGAACCCTAAGAGATTCATTGAGTCATTCGACAACCCGATTGTTGAGATGAAGAGCAAGGTCAATCAAGCGATCAAATATCAGATCGTTCGTGTAGACAAAAAGGGTGCTTACTGGTTTGATACTAACAAACTGATTGTATCGGTCCCAGAAGGGAAGGATGCGGTTGATGTGCTAGTACGCTACTGCATGACTGACGCAGCGTCTCCGCTTGTAGCTGAGATTGAGCGCCAGCTATCATAACCTTAACTAACGCTACAGGAAGAGCCGTCTAAATGACGGCTTTTTCTTTTCGTATATTTGCCGTATGGCAAGAGTTAGAGTAGTATACGAGACCCTTAGAGATCTGGTCAATAAAGACCAAAAGGGATTCGTTACCCCAAGCGTTTTTAATAGCCTTGCCGGAGTAGCCCAACTTAACATATTCAACAGACTCTTTGATGACATCAAGGATGCTCACAGAAACAGGAGGGCTAGTTTCGATCCGGGCAGAGACAAGTCATTGCTTAAGCAAATGCAAGAAGATCTCGCTTACTTCGTAAAGCGTGAGACGTTATTTAGAAATGATAACGATGTATTTGAGAAGCCAGCTGACCTGTCTCGAGTAATCTCTATTAGAACTGGGGAGACTCAGGGTACAGATGGTGAGATCACACACACCTCTGTAGAGCTGCTTTATGATGAGGATAAAATCGAAAGAATCCTTAGAAGCAATATTAGCTCACCGACAGTAGACTTTCCTATTGCGTTGGTTTCCAGAGATATAGAGGTGTTCCCTTCAGGGATATCAGAGGTTGAGCTTAAGTACTACAAGTTCCCTCAATCGGTAAACTATTTGGGGCAACCTCAGGCTACGTCTCCTTCTATGAGCGTGCAAGAGTTTGGGGGTACAGAGATCCCTGACCCACAAAACAGCTTTGACTTTGAGCTGCCAAGACATTACGAATCACAGCTTGTTATTGAGATTGGAGAGATGATCGGGGTCAACCTGAGAGATCAAGTCGTTCAAGCGTTTGCGTCGAACGAACAGCAATCAAATAACTTGCAACAATCATTTAGCTAATGGCTAGGAACTTCATACCATTGAGTGAAGTGGTGGATGATTACATCCTGTCCATCGAGAGCGACGACTACGCCAGCTCAGCTTCAGACAACTTAATTAGGACTTACGCAATTCGAGGTATTCGAGAGATGGGTTTTGACATGTCAAGGATTATCAGATCCTTGAAACTACCCGTCAATACAACCACCAATACTGTTGAGTTGCCAGATGATTACGTCGATTGGACTAAAGTGGGGGTAGTTGGAAGTGATGGTCTGGTGTATGTATTAGGGGAGAACAAAAATATTAACTACTCTCAGAAATACTCTGTCAATGCTGCTGGAAATAACTACGACAGCGATGGTGATGGGCTGCTAGAAAGAGAGGACTCTAAGTCTGCAACCAGTAGCGGATCTCCATCAGTAGGCAGTGACATTACTGATGGTACTGACTCGTATATCTTCCGCAACTATGTTTACGAAAACAATCAGGGTAGATTGTATGGCGCTGGTGGTGGACACTACTACGGAGAGTTCCGTATAAACCTCGACCAGAACAGAATCGAGCTGAAAGGCAACAACTCTATGAACGAGGTTGTGATTGAGTATATCGCTGACGAAGGAAGACGCAATGCAAGAACTAGAGATACTCAAATACACATCTACGCAGAGGAAGCCTTAAGAGCCTACATTTACTACAGGCTTATTGAAAGAAAGTCTTCTGTCCCTGCTGGCGAGAAAGCAAGAGCGAGATCAGAGTACTACAATGAGCGCCGCAAAGCAAACGCCAGAATTAAGTCTGTGTCTAAGGAAGAGATCCTGAAGACAATTAGAAAGAACTTCAAGCAAGCACCTAAGAGGTAATGGCTATTGACAAGATTTTACCGGGCCGTCTCAATGCAGATTCTGATGAGAGACTGCTCGAGAACGGATACATGAGTGATGCGATGAACGTCACCCTTTCAGAGGATGGTAAGGGTACTGCTTCTGTTGTAAAAAACATGAAGGGTACTATTAAGGCAGATCCGCTGAACGACTCCGACAATCCTGTCAATAATAAAAGGGTCCGAGGCATCGGATCGGTAAGCGACTCACAGAGAGGCTTTGTGTACTTTGTAGTTGCTGACAATGACGAATCAGGCGAAGAGCACGCTATTTACCAGTACAACACTAGCACGGATAAGTACAGACTCGTGATCAAGGACTCAAGGTTCAACTTTGATCCTCGAGGGTTTGTAAAGCTAGACGTGGTAAATGGAGACTTCGCTAGAAGCGGTGGCCTTCAAACCATTTTGTTTTTTACTGATGGTGTCAACCCACCAAGAAAGGTAAATGTAGATAGAGCTCTCAACGGCGAGTACTCAGCTGTTACATCTGACAGGAACTTTGAGTATACATTTAATTGCATCAAGGCTCCATCGGTGTTTGCACCAGAAGCTTCTTTTGTAACAGATCCAAATATTGATAGCAACTCCTTCAGGGATGAAGCGTTTCAGTTCGCTACTCAGTTGATTTACAAGGATGGAGAGGAGTCGGCCATATCTCCGTACTCTCCCCTGACTATACCCACACAGCTCACGCTGTTCAACGTAAACGAACCGGGATTAGGTGTTCGCCCAAACATAGACAACGTGTGCGTGATCAATCCAAACATTAACGCATTTGGATTAAAAAATTCTTTCGACATCTCCAAGCTTAGGATACTTGCGAGAGCCGGAAACACAGGCCCATTTAGAGTTGTAGATGAAGTCCGAATTAATGAGTCTCTGACTAGAAACATCAATGGAGAGGACGTTCAGGTATACAACGGGTCCAATGAGTACAAGTTCTTCAATGACAGACTGTCAACATTTGTATCTGATTTAGAGGTCAACAAGCTGTACGACAATGTTCCTTTTGAGGCTACAGGTCAAGCAGTGGTGGGGAATAGGCTCATGTTCTCAAACTACACTGAGGGGAGGCCTAACGTAGATGCTAAGGCCAACATGAAGGTTGTGTATAGAACTTCTGATGTTGGTAGAAACGAGCTTGTCAGTCAACAACAAAACATATCGACGCAGTTCGAAGAAGAGACTGGCGGCAGTGCAGGTCTTATAAATGTATCTGCACTCATGGGTCTCAATGAGGACGAGTTTGAGTCAACGATTATACCTGC